ACCTGCAGCACCTAGCTGGTTGTTAGTAACCTCGAAGTTATCTCCTAGCGTAGACTGTATATACTCACGAAGCTCTTTCTGCGTGAAACCTTTTTGGTATGTACCTGCAGAAGTAATGATAGACATATCTTCTGGGCCAGCCGTACCTTTAGCGTTTAGTACATCGCGGCCTCTAGTAGTAATAATAGCTGTACCGTTTGGCTCAAGGATACGACCAATATCAAGCACAATGCTGTCTCTAGTCTCTTTAGGAACTACGTTAAGTACGTTAAGATTGGTTACACGACCATAAGACGCATCTGGGATATCTGTACCTGCGCTGTAAGTAGGCTCAAAGCCAGAGCGAGGGAATGGCTCAAAAGTATCATAACCAAGCTCACGCTGAGATAGACCTAGTCCCGCACCATAATCTAACGTCTTACCTTCACCAGATAAATCAGTGAGTAGGGTATCCGCTTTCATATAAGTGGGCAGAGTACCTGCAATCTGTGTCTTCTGGGCGTTTGCGGCTGGGGGCATCTCACCGCTAAACATATTACCTAGGTTACTACCTACCACAGTAGGATCATATTCAGGCATATTTTTAGCCACCGCACGTACACCCATAGCACCTGCACCTGCAGCGGGTATTAGAGAAGACGCATTAAGAGCATCACCTAATATACTTTCTCTAGCAGCATTAATCTGATCACCTGTGGCATTAGTAATATCTACGCCGTACATATCCATAAGACGGTCATCTAGGTCTTGGGTAAACAAAGCCTTGGTGCTGTCTACTACATCTCGTACTGCTTCTTTAGTAGTCTCAACAGGTGCTTGTACAAAGTCTTTCGCTCCTTCGTACATACCCCGACCAGTTTCCTTCAGGAAGCCAATCTCATCTTCGTTAATATAGCGTCCTAGCTTTTCACCAAAGCTGTCATACTCATTATCAAGTCCAACAACATTATCTAGAATAAGCTCACCCCAGCTCATTCCTTTTTGTGTCTTCTCAAGATCGTCTTCTGGTTTGTCTTCCCCGAAGAAGTACTCATAAAAGCCCATTATTCGGCTCCCTTTATGACCTCATCTCTCAGAGTGTGAAAACGCCGTAACTCTGCTATTGCGCCTTGTATCTCTAGGATGCGGTTATGGTCTTTGGTGGTTTCGAGCAGACTGTGCATAGTTTTAATGCGGCGGTCTGCGTAGTCTTTTAGCGTCTGGTGTTGGTCCTTATCGTTAACCAGTGGTAGTAGAGAACGATAAAACTGTTTATCCATTATTGTACTGGACCTTGCTGTTGTGGTTGTGGTGCGTTACCGCCATTGGCTCCACCGCCTTCTCCAGTAAACCCTGCAGCGTCTGGCTCAGGAGCAGCTCCTGCAGCAATATTGCCATTGCCGTTACCTGTAGGGTCTTGTGGAGATGGTGCGCCTCCTTGCTGATCTGGGGCAGGGGCAGGAGGCTGTTGTGGCATTAGTGCCTGTATCTCAGCCATCATCTTTTGCTGAATAGCTGCCTCACGTGGATCGTTAAGTATCTTGTCTTCATCCAAGTCCATAGACGATGCAAGCTCACGTAGAATGTAATCGTATTTAACAAACGGGGCCATCTGTTGATTGGCAGTCATCTGCATGAACTGTAGTAGTCGCTGGCTACGTACTTCGTTGCGCATTAGGCTCTCAGTGCCACGCGCCTTTACGTCTAGATCACCAATAAACTCTTTGTTGAAGTTGAACTGCATATTGAATGCGAACAGAGCTTTACCCAGTGGGCCTAGCAAGTAGTCGTCAATATTACGGACAACGGCTTTGATGTTCTGAGCCGCTGCACCCATCAACATAGACATACCAGAGGCAGTACGTCCCACACCGCCTACTGCACCAGAACCGTGGCTATAAGATGGAATGCCTGTGGCCTCGTCTGCAAGCTGGCGGCTCTTATCGAACATCATCAATAGTTCTTGCGACACGTTAGGGAACTTGGTGCCGAAGATGGCCTGTCCCGGTGCGCCTGCCTGTCTACGGAAGACCTTGCCCGGATACACTGACATATCCTGCCCCGGTACTAGGTTAGTCTCATCTACCTCAATGAGTAGGTTTCCTGACAAGGCTCCATTATCTACAGCCATACGCATAAAGCCATTCATTAGCAATTGCGTATCAGTCATGTTCTCCGCAACGCCAATGCCGAAGAATGAGTATGGGTTTAATTCGTATGGGACGGATAGGTAAGGAATGCGGCTAGGAGTGAACGGATTTAGAACCATGCGGATAATCTGGTTGTTACATACCCAGATATTTACTTGTACTTGGTCTTTATCCTGTAATTCTTTAGGTAGATCGATGTCGGCTTCTTCTGCCAGTTCAGCATCTAAAATGCCCCAGTACTCTAGTACTTCAAAGCGATCCATTTCAGAAGAAATTGAATCGTCCTCTAGTGCGTCTTCCCAATACTCACGCTGATAGGAGGGTCCGTAGTCTATCGCTAATTCTATGCTCTCGGCGCGGAAGTGTGGACGCTTCTTCAGTGATCGCATCTGTGTGCGGTTTAGTCGGTGACGCTGTACAGTAAATTCTGCCTCAGACATATTGCGAGCGTCTGGATCAGGATAGAAGTCCCAGATAGAAACGTATTCCATCTTTGGAATAGTTTCGAAGATAGGATCGTAGTTACCTTCTTCGTCCCAGCGGGGATATTCCTTGTCCATAGCAAATGGACCCTTGAATACACCCGTACCGAATAGCGTACATTCGAATGCTACGGATCGTAGGTGCTTAGGCGCGTCAGTCTCATCCAACTGATCGTGCATTAGCTTTTCCATCTTCTGCGCGGCACGTTTAGCTGGTTCAAATGTAATAGAACCGGGAATTGTACCCGCACCCATCTCCAAATCTTCTTCGATGGGACGTAGTTTCTCTTTATATAGGCCCAAGTCCTTGGCAATGTCTGGACGCGCAATAGATTTAGGTACTTCGTACTCTACATTTACCTTTTCTTTGACTTTTTCGTCTGTAATTGCGTTTGGATTGTAGGAAACTTCCCCAGCTACGTTATTTGGAAACTGTCGAGCCTCAATACCAATAGGAAACTTCGATCCAGCGAACAATACGTCTACAACTTGGGCGTATGCGGCTAGAACTTTAGTCTTAGTCACCTTAATGAAGGCTTTTGACTTCTCAGACTCGGTAAATTGTACTTCTTGGGAGTATAATCCACGATAATTGCGGTATGCATCCAGCCAACGCTCCTCGTCTACCAGTCGAGCGTCCTTAGAGCGGCGATATTGGCTCTCAATAAAGGCTACAGTGCCAGAAAAGCTAGTATTTTCCTCTACTACGTCACCATCTTCTTCTAGAGGAACTGCTAGAGTAGAGTCTGTAATGTCTTCTGGTAAGGGTTTGTCCATTAATGCCATATTTAGTACCCAAATATTGCGTCAGCGGGTTGCCAACGCTGTTGTGGAATGCCTTGACCCCAATCAAATGGTGATCTTGCCCTTGGTCGGCTCATAACTGCGTATCTAACGCTGTCGTAGGCGTGGTCTGATGCGTATCTAGGGTCAATATCGTCCGATCCGCGTGGGTCAGAGGGTATAATTGGTAGATCAGCTATAATTTGTCGGCAGGTATTAAAGAATACTATGCCAGCTTGGCCCGTGTCTTGGTCTACTTTCAAGACTTCGTGCAGTCTGTTCTTCCCAGCTATACGTGCGCCGTTAGTCCTGTCGCTCGGTCGCCATCTACAACCCATAGAAATCATCTCTTCAGCTATAGATGGGCCAATTTGCCCTCTGTTGTGCCAACAACTACTGTCCAATATACCGTAGTCGATACGTTCTGAGCCTTCTGCCTCTAGGACTGCCTTGGCTAAGTCACGCCCAGTGTGCTTACTGAGGTATAATTCTCTGTAGCAGACTAGGGTGTCATAGTTTGGATCAATCGCAAACCAGTGAACAGCACTATAAGAGCTATATCCAAAGTCACAGGACCGAAACCGCCGCCAATCTGGGGGAATGTCAAAGGGTTCGACCACGTGTACCGACTGTCTGAACTCAGGAAATGCTGCGCCATCTGCAACTGCCCAGTCTCCCTCTAGTAATTGTCTACGTTGCATCTCTGGTAGAGAGAGTAGGTTGGCCTCGTACTGACCACCTTCCATGAGATACGGGTTATCTTTCAGGCTTGCTGGTATAAATCGTCTGTAGAACAGAGGTTCACCAGCTTTTTCATGCCCCTCTGGGAATACTAGGTCTTCTCCAGAGTCTAAATCCTTTGCCACAAACTTCGTATTCGCTGGGGCAGGGTCTATAAACATCCGCTTTACCCAGCCGTGACCACTTCCACCGGGGTTAGTAGTCGCCCTCATGTAGATGGGCAGGGTAGGGTCCGTAGTACGTAGACGGCTTCGCATATAATTCCACGCGAATGGCGTAGGATACTGCGTAAGTTCGTCGAATGCTACATACGAGAACGCTTGACCTTGGTAGCGTAGAACGTCTTGATCCCGTTCCAAATACGTAAGCCAGAGCTTTGCACCCGAAGGAAATGTCCACTGAGACTTTTTCTCAGCCCATCTAGCCCCTTGAAACGCTTTAGGATAAAGTTCTTGGCTTTTCCATATAAGTTCGCGTAGTTCATCATTTG